TCCACCTTCGATAGTATCTGCAATTCGTGCCATAGGTGCGGGTGCTTTTTGCGTAGGTCGCAGAATACGGGAATGCGGCAGTTCGGGCAAAACCAGCACCCTCCACGATGTGCGGTCTGATATAATGGCGAGAGCAGTCCGTACTCCTCACACTTGCGCCATGCATCGGCTTCGGTGTAACCATACTTCTCCAGCAGGCTGACCTTGCGGATATATCCCTTATCCTTCATTCTGGCGAGACGCCTTGGCTCGTCCAGCGCGATGCCTACATATTGCACTACGCCTCTGTCACGATACTGCTTATAGTAGCGGTGGATGGGTTGTAGTTTGAGGTCGCGGTTGGCGTTACACTTGCCGCCCATCAGCCAGCCACGCTTCATGCCTTTGTGCGTTCCACTCTGTATTATCGTGTGAAAGAGTGTCACATAATCCTTCTCCGAGCGAACGACATCTACCTTAACGCCCAGCTCGGCAAGGCGTGGTATGGCTACCGAGTAGACCCACTCGATGTGTTCGGGTATCTCTCCGCTGATGTTACGGGAGTGGTCAAACATCACTTCGGAGAATACCGCAGCATCAAGAGGATCGTTATGTTCGAGTGCGAGGAGTATGGTGGCGATGCTATCCTTGCCAAAGGAGCACGAGGCAATATAAACGGGATCATCGTATACCTTTGCCATTTAGTAGTTCGTAACAATCCACTCCTCCTGGCGTCTGCGTGAGGTCTTGGATGCGGTGATGGTGCGCTCGATGCGGTGGATAGTCCAGCCGCAACGCTCGACATACTCCTCGATCTTGGGGTGCGGGAACATCGTCAGCATAAACTTACCCTTGACCTGCGACAGCGTTTCGAGCAGCTTGGAGAAATCCTCCTCGTTGAATGCTCCGTTGTAGTGTCCGCAGTCCGTTCCAACATAGGGCGGATCAACAAAGTGGAACGCCTCCTCGCAGTCGTAGCGTTTGATGAGGTTTGTGCCATCCTCACACTCGATGGTCACATAGTCGAGCCTGCCGCAGAGCTCCTCGGTAAAGGCATCCTTGGCGTTGCGTAGCTTCTGCGTTGTCGTTCCTGTGCGGTCGTAGCCGAAAGTGCCGTCAAGCATCGATGCGAAGCCGAGCTTCGAGCATACCCACACTGCCCAGGCACGCTCTACGGGAGTGAAGAACTGCGGGTGAGAGTTGATATGCTTGGCGTGGGCGTGTATCTCGCGGCTGTGGAGCGTGGCATCGATAAGCTCTTTGAGGGCGGGATACTTGCGCTGCGCCACCTGGTAGAAGTTGACAAGCTCGGTGTTGATGTCGTTGATGACCTCGCACTTTGCAGGCTCCTTAGCGAAGAGCACTGCGCAGCCACCGCAGAACGCCTCGGTGTAGAGTGCGTGTTCGGGGATCAGCGGGAGGATGTGTTTGAGGAGGGTTTGCTTACCTCCGTAGTAGGATATCGGTGTTTTCATAGGTTGGGGTTTACTTAAATTTCAAAATCGCGATTATGAGTAGCAATAGAGCCAGGCAGCCTGCACACCACTTGAGCCACGATGAGCCGCTGGTGTTTGGGGACTCTTCGAGCGAGGACTGCTCATCGCACCTTGCAGCAGTGTTTATGCGGCTGTGCGAGAGTGAGTCGGTATTGGATTTACTCTCTGTCCCATTCACGAGCTCGGTCTTTGTGATGCGCTTGACCGCACCACGCTGGGGCGTTGTCCTTCGGGGTGCGACCGCTTCGGGACTCTTTCCAGGCTTGGCAATCGGCTCTTCGGGCATAGGTTGCGGTGGATAGAACTCCACCTCGGTCTGCGTGAGCGTTGTGATGCTGCGCTCAATCTCGGAGCGTATCAGCCTGGTAAGTGTTGAGTCCGCAATGGCGACATCGATGTGCCGCTCCGTCTGCGCATTTTTCAGTGGCGAACATCCCAGCGTGGCTGTGGCAAGTGTTAGCGTTATTACTTTTCGATACATTGCATTATTTCGTTTACGCGCTCTCTGCGCTCTTCAATAGAAAGGTCTGGTGGTGTTGAGTCAGCCTTATCCCAGGGCAGCGGGTACATCTCGTGCATAGGCTTGCGGTCTTTCTTGTCGAGCTGAATGGATGTCAGCACCCACGCCTCCCAGCGTGTTCGCTCCCAGGCTTGCTGCTGCAGCTCCACCTGGCGGCTCGACCAGCCGACCCAGGCGTAGTAGAACTCGGCAGCGGTCATCAACTCGAACTCCTGGGGACGCATTCCCATCTGCCCAACGGCAATGGAGTACCATAACTCGTAGGTTACTTTTGTCTCCTCTTGGTCGTTGGGCGTTTCGAGTTTTTTGGGAGCTTGCCGAGCCTCTCCGCCAGCGGTGTGATGCTCTCCACGAACATCTCGCTTACGATGAGTATCAACTCTGGCTCCTCCTCGAAGATGTCCCACACATCGTTCTCGGTAAAGCGGTGGTCGCTGCCAGCACGCTCCGCGCCATCGTTCAGACCCATCACAGCCAGATCTACAATCGCATCAAACGATGCCAGGGCATTCTTGGCTGTAAGGATGTCCGAGAACTCCTCGTTCCGCATTATGGCAAAGCGGTTGAGCGTGCGCAGTCCGAAGTGTATCGGGTAGGCTTTACCCTTGATAGTAATATCTGCCATAATCTTTAAGCATTAGCGGGCGTGAGGTCGCCACTACCCGAAAGTGAGAAGTTGTAGATCGAGTTATCGCCCGCAGGCGTTGAGAGCGAGAATGAGGTGATGTATCCCTCGCCAGAGTAGGTCTTCTTGAGTCCCGATACGGGCGACTTCAAGACCACCTTGACGAGCTTCTTGGAAAGCACCAGCGCGAGGACATCCTCCGAGGAGTGCGAGGAGGCGATTGCGGGGTCGATGACCACCAAGCCATCGCCATCTACCGACCACGAGATGTCGCCAGGGAACTTCTCCTTGCCGTTGGTATCCTTGGTGCGGATATCCTTGAGTTCGAGGTCTACTTTGAGGTTGTGCGTGGTGGCGTGGAGTGTCGGCTTATCGTCCAGGAGGATGATAATATCCTCACCTTGCACAATTTTTCTGTTATCTGTTTCAGCCATGTTACAATAATTTTGGTGTAAAATTTGTTATTCTAAACAAAAGTGTTTATTTTTGCATCGTATGAATAGTCGAATTGAAATACTCAAAGGGTTACATCCTGGTCTCTATGTCCAGCGAGAGTTAAACAACCGCAAGTTGAAGAGTGGAAGCTTTGCTGAATCTATTGGCGAGCATCCACAGACGCTTAGTGCCATTATTCGTGGTCGTAGGTCTATGAATACACCTCTCTCCCTCCGCATTGAACAAGCTCTGGGTCTTGATGAAGGTTTCTTGATGACCTTGCAAGTCTATTATGATATAGCACAAGAGAAGCGCAAACTTTCACAGACGAATCATCCCGATCTTTCAAAGTACACGCACACGCTATTCTGGGATACTAAATTTGAGAATATCGATTGGAATGAGCATCGCAGCTATGTCATTAATCGAGTATTCGAGCGTGGAAGCGAGGAAGAGATATTGGAGACTATACGCTTCTATGGAAGAGATGTAATAGTTAACTCTATACGCATATCTCCGACTTCGCCTTTCGAGCACATAATTAGAAAGAACCTAAAAGAGTATTTACAATATGAAAGCTAAGAGATTACATTATCAAACAGTAAAGCCTATTCTAAAGTCCACATTAGAGCGACTGATGCAGATTGAGGAGTTTGCACCTTTTAGACTTGTGGGTGGCACTTCGCTTTCATTGCGTTATGGGCATCGTATGTCAGAAGATATTGATCTCTTTACCGATGCAGAGTATCGATCAATAGACTTTCACAAGTTGCAGGATATCTTGCGACAAGAGTTCCCATTCTGCAAAGGAGAGTGTGGCGACCTTGTAGGTTTTGGTACATCATACCTCGTTGGTAATAGTAAGAAGGAGTCCGTTAAACTCGACCTATTCTATACAGATCCTTTTACTTGTCCTATTGAAATGCACGACTCTATCCGTATGGCGTCAGTAGATGATATTGTCGCTATGAAAATGGAGGTCATTACCAATGGCGGACGCAAAAAGGATTTCTGGGATTTGCACATGCTCCACAACTCATACTCTCTCGAAGATATGCTATCACTTTACGAAGCCCGTTATCCTTACGGTGCATCGCGTGAGGAGTGCCTTAAAGATTTGACAAACTTCGATGTTGCGGACAAAGATCCAGATCCAATATGTCTGGAAAGCAAAATATGGCAATTCATAAAACTCGATTTGACAGATTGGGTTACACAATTCTAAATGTCATCGTAGCACCATGTAGGTCGTAGTCGGGATAGTAGTCCGTAGTCGAGGAGCGATAGGTGCACACCTTCTCGCCCAGTTCCTTACGCT